CATCAGGTTTATGTGATATAATAAATGTGTTTGTGCCTTTCTCTAATGTCTTTAAGATCTTCATTAGATTATCTGTACCTTCATCATCAAGAGATGAATCAAATGTCTCATCAAGGATTAATAGATTTGTGTTTGTAGAGTTCTTCATCTTTGCTATCTGTCTCCATGCAAATAACAATGATAAATCAATACGCATCTTCTCACCTTCAGAGAAGTTAGCATATACAAATTCGTCCCTATGTCTTGACTTGATTGACTCTTCGAAGTTTTCATTAAGGTGAAATGCAACAAAGAACTCAAGTGTCTGGAGGTATTTATTGATCAGGGCATTCATGGCAGGTAAGTATTCTCTGATAATTTTCGTTCGAATACCTGTATCCTTGAGCATCTCAGCGGCAATATTGTTATATAATACCTGATCCTCAGCTTCCGTGAGGTTATCCTGTATATCAATTAGATCATAGGTCATATCCACAAGCTCTTTAGCTGGCACATCAATATCAACTTCTTTGACTTGTTTATTAACTAACTTTGACATTGTACCTGTATAGGTTGAGATCTCAGAACTAATATTGGCCATTTCAGATATTTGTGTTTGCACATCATCTAATGTCTTAATGGTCTCATCATACTTTGTTTTATTCAGATTTATATCTTCTTGAGTTTGTTTAGCCTGTGCTTTTACATCGGTTAGCATAGATGTCTTTACACTTTCACTAATCTCTTGAGTACATGTGGGGCAAGCAGTATTTACTTCAAAGAACTTTGCTTTACCAACAAGCTCTTTCATAGAATGTGTGTGTTTACCTTTCTCAGTATTTAGACCTTCTCTGACTTTCCTTAAGGAGTTGAGAGTGCCGCGTAAGCCGAGAGGATATTTATCTAAATCACCTTTTAAAGATTGTATTTTCTCTTGTGTATCTTTTATCTCTTCATCAAATGAATTTTTAGCATCTTCATTAATTGCTTCTAATTGTGATATATGTTTCTTTTGATATTCTATTTTATCTTTCTGATTATTTAACGCAATTCTATTTGTCTTTGCTAAATCTTTCTGTATATTATTACGAGTCTTTAATACTGTCTTCATCTTACTAAACACACCAATGTCTAATAGATCTTCAATCACATCTCTACGGTCCCATGCTTTCAGTTGCATAAATGGTATAAAGGAAGATGATCCTAATACTACAATCTGATGGAATGATTTATGATTAAGCTTTAATATGTTTTGCTCTAAGAACTTTTGATAGTCTCTTACATTTGTTTGTTGATCTATCATATTATCATCTTGATAGACTTCAAACTTATTTGGTTTAATACCACGTAACACTTTCCAATTATGACCAGCAGTTTCAAATTCAATAGTAACTTCACAACCTTTACCATTCACTGAGTTAACTAAGCCACCTCTCTTGACATTACGATGAGGCTTATTAAATAAAGCAAAGGATATGGCATCTAAGATGGTGGATTTACCTGTACCATTTGTACCTACAATAAGAGTAGATCTCGACTTATTGAGATCTATTTTTATTGGGTTGTTGCCTGTTGAGAGAAAGTTCTTGTAAGTAAGTTCTTTGAATAATATCATGGGTATATTATATCACTAAAATGCTATTTGTACATATTTTCTTCGACTATTTTATTGCATACACCGCTAGCATATTTCTTAAACCAACGTGGTGCAAATGCATGTATGAATACTGCAATGGAAGCTTTGAGTAATCGCCACGATATATTGAGTGCATGTTTTAGATGCTCGTAACGTGTCATATTCACCTCTTTCAGGTGAAGCTTACATTGTTTGCTATACATTATACCTCTTTATCTTGGATATTATTTATTGCTTCAGGTTGAGGTATCACATCAGGATCTATGACAAACATCATATCTAATCCGATACTCTTTACTTGCCTCAAGAAATGGTCACAACTATTATATAGCTGAGCTGCAAATAAACCAGTTTGGAAACTCATGTCCATATGCATTTCTTCTTCGTCAATCGTATGTTTTTTAATTGCAAGCTTCATGAAATATTGGCCTTGTACTGATAACTCACCACAATTCATCTTCCAATATTCTACTCCACCTAAAACCATAAGCACAAGAGACTTATCTTCAAAGTATTGTCTATACTTTTCTTTATCTAAATTCTCTGTACCAGTTTCATTAGTCTCAGCTTCAACAATAGTATTTTGTACACTTGTAAGAGTTGTTGATATACCTTTATCTGGTGCAGGTGCTATATCATATACTACAGCCTCAGGCTTAGGGCTGAAATCTGTCCATACTCGTTCGATATCTGCCCAAGCCCATATTGGCCATAGTATAAAGCCGACTATCATTGCTGATACGGCAAACTGGTAAACTGCCCAGAGCAGTCTATTTTCTTCTGGGTCTAGCCCCTTACTTCTTCTATACATGATAAATCACATTCTGGTGTTTCTATTACCAGTCCTTTAGCTTTTTCAAATTGATCAGTTAATGCTGAGCAACCTGCTACATTAAATAAAACAATGATACAAGCTAACGCAAACGCTAACATTGCCCATCTTGATTTTGAAACTTTTTTCATTTTCATTATTGTATCTCCATATCTATGGCATCATTATAGAGACTGTTCATCAGAGTCTTGAGCTTCTCTTTGTCAAGATCTGTATTCACACCATCAATATAACTTGCCATTAAGTCAGTTGTATTTTCTACATCTTCTATGTTGGTAAGAACATTCTCACCTAAGAACTCAGAGAAATTTTCAGCTATCTTTAAATCGTGTGTATCTAGCTCTGATATCCGTTCAATAAATTTGTCAAACATGAAAGGGTTAGACTTATTCCCTACAATTACTTTAACAAATTTGCCTGTAAGTGTATTTATATCATAATTTGTGTAATCTGTATCAGTATCATCATAATATATTTTCTCAAATAACGTGAGTGGATTAGGTATTGCCTCTATTGTTTTTGTATCTGTATCGAATACATGGAAATATTTCTGATCATTTGCATCAGCCCATGTAAATTCCATTTGACATCCTAGGTAACGTATGTTCCCTTGCTGTGAACTTGCATGATAATGACCAGATAAACATAGGTCAAAGTGTGCAAAAGGTTCTACACCCATACCATGACCCATAGGTTGTTTAATACCTCTCATCATTTCAAAGCCTTGCAACTCTAAATGACCCATCATAATACCTTTATTACTTGCTAAGAAGTTCATTGATGAATCCCAATTCTCTGAGTTAATCCATGGTACTAAATGCACATCACAACCATCATAGTTTAAGGTTGATGGTTTCATAATAATATTAATATTGCTTGTGTAATAACCTAATAGTTCTTTAAGAGAACAGAGATCATTTGTGTTTTTATGGAATACATCATGGTTACCTGGAATAATATCCATGGTCATACCATTCTGTTTCATAGGTTCAAGGAAATGTCTACGGTTAGCATTCAATGCTTTAAAGTTTACAAACTTACGATGATCATAATAATCACCAAGATGTATAATCTTTTTTATATCATTGTCTTTACAGAATGGAAAGAATACTTGCTCATAGAATCTCTCTTGAAAGTCTATGAATATCTCTGAACTATTCCTTACACCGCAATGTGTATCATTTAATAATGCTATCTTCATACAAATTGATTTCCTTTAAACCAAAAAACTAAACTATATCTTGTACCCTTTGTAACCTTATCTACCTTATGCCAAACATGAGATGGAAATACAGTAATACCACCTGTAGATTTAGATATTTTTTTAGGATCTGTTTTATTATATTCTAATGCGTTATCAAACCACATATCACCACCTTTAAAATCATCATTTAGATTTATAGTAACACTTATCTTTCTTATTTTACCAGCATCATCTGGTTGTTCAAATGAATCTCTATGCCAATCATAATAACCACCTTTATTATATTCAGTAAATTGAATTGAATCAACTGGGTCCCATTGGAAATTCCAACCTGCGCTTTCATTTGCTGTATATATGTATGGTATTAATAACTCTACTATCCATCGATCATCTAACCACACAA